GGAACGGCAGGGTGAAGATATCGATAAGATAGAGCAGAGGCTGGCGGAACGTCTTCAGGCAGATCAGCCCGCCAGCCAGCGCCAGGCCGGATACCCCGATGCACAGGCCTGACCAGATGGCTCTGAAGGCGGGGATCACACGCATCGCAATCCAATCGCTATTGACAAAAGCGGTGTTCCGCCCGCTATTTCGTTAACAGGGGTTAACGGCCTCAGTCTATATTTGGCGATCGATCGGGGGGCAAGGGCTATGTTCGCAAAAACCCATGACGAGGTACGGCGCATCTATGACTCGGTCGATACGGTCAAGCGCTTGTCCGACCGTATCATCGGCATCGGACCGATCAATATCATCGGGCTGGACGGTATCCTGGCATGGGTGCCGATTCCGGGGTTGGGGACGGCCTATTCCGTGCTGGCGGGCGCCTTTATCCTCTTCCAGGGGCTTCGCGCCCGCTGTGACGCCACAACCCTGGCCGCCGCTTTTCTCGCCTTGCTGGTCGATTCCGGGATATCGCTCGGAGATACCGTCATCCCCATTATCGGCTCGACCGTCGATACCTTTTTCCAGGGGCATCTCTATGCCGCCCATATGATCCAGAAGGATATCGAGAAGACGCTCTATATCGAGGGCAATGCCTCGCAGGCGCACCGTGACGGCAGCCATCAGGATAATGTCGGCGAAATGCGTCATACCAAGGGCAAGAAGCGCCTCGTTTATCTGCAATAACTAATCCCCGCTCACCGCGGCCGCCTCATGCTTCAGGGATCAAATTCATTCCTGAACGAAAGGTGAGGCGTGAGCGATACGACACCCCGACTCCAACTGCCGCTGATCGGCGATCACAGCCAGAAGCGCATCGTCATGAACGCCGGTCTGATGCGGCTGGAAAGCCTGGTCCAGGCGCAGGCGATCAGTCGTAATGTCAGCGCGCAGCCGGCCAGTCCGGCGGATGGCGACAGCTATATTCTGCCGCCGACGCCGACTGGCGCGGTCTGGGCGGCACTCGCGGCCGGTACGTTTGTCCGCGCGGAGGGCGGTGCCTGGGAAACGGTCACCTTTCCCGAAGGCGCGATTGTCTACATCAAATCCGAAGGTGTCTTCCTTCTGCGTACAGCCGCGGGCTGGACCGCGTTCGAGGATGCGCTCAAGGCATTGGCCAATCTCAGCCGCCTCGGTGTGGGCACGATCGCTGACGCTTACAATGTGCTGGCGGTTAAGGGCGAGGCGGCGCTTCTGACGGCGAAAACGGCCGGAGAGGGCGGCAGCGGCGATATTTCCTTGAGTCTCAACAAGGAGGCCGCAGGAAACAGCGCGCAGATACTTTTGCAGACAGGCTACAATACGCACGCGGTATTGGGATTGCTGGGCGACAACCACTTCAGCCTGAAAGTGTCGCCGGATGGCGGCAACTGGCGGCCGGCCCTGACGGTAAACCGTTTCAGCGGTCGGGTGCGTTTCGGCGGGACCGGCTACAAAACGCCGTCCGTTCCGCAGCGGAACTATGTCACTGGCGCCGCCTGGCTGGCCAGCGCGAGTGCCGCCGATAACAGTTGGTTTTCGGTTTGTTGGGCAGCGGAACTGGGTTTGTTTTGCGCGGTGGCGATTACCGGCGCCGGTAACCGCGTCATGACCTCGCCGGATGGCCTTGTCTGGACCGCGCAATCCAGCGCTGCGGATAACAACTGGCTGTCGGTCTGTTGGTCGGCGGAACTGGGGTTGTTCTGCGCGGTAGCCAATTCCGGCACGGGCAATCGGGTCATGACCTCACGGGACGGTGTTGTCTGGACCACGCAATCCAGCGCGGCGGATAATGACTGGTGTTCGGTCTGCTGGTCGGCGGAACTGGGGTTGTTCTGCGCGGTGGCGATCACCGGCACGGGCAATCGGGTCATGACTTCGCCGGATGGTCTTGTCTGGACCGCACGCGCCAGCGCGGCCGATAACAATTGGTATAACGTCTGCTGGTCGGCGGAACTGGGCCTGTTTTGCGCGGTGGCGATCACCGGTACGGGCGATCGCGTCATGACCTCGCCGGATGGCGTTATCTGGACTGCACGCGCCAGCGCGGCGGATAACAACTGGCTGTCGGTTTGCTGGTCGGCGGAACTGGGGCTTTTCTGCGCCCTGGCCAATACGGGTATCGGCAACCGGGTCATGACCTCGCCGGACGGCCGCATCTGGACGGCGCGCGCGAGTGCGGCCGATAACGACTGGCGCGGCATCTGCTGGTCACCGGAACTGGGTCTTTTCTGCGCGGTCGGCGGCAGCGGCGCAGGTGTACGCGTCATGACCTCGCCCGATGGTCTTGTCTGGACGCTGCGCGCGAGCGCGGCCGACAACAGTTGGCGGGGTGTCTGCTGGGCGCCGGAACTGGGCCTGTTCGTCGCTGTCGGAGTCAGCGGAACGGGCAACCGCGCCATGACCTCCGTTTCCACATTCACATACCCATACAGGAGCTAAACCAATGAAACTGCCACGACTGATCGATAACTGGCGCGAAACCCTGCGCGCCTATTCCACCTGGGCGCTCGGCGCGGTGGCGGCCATTCCGGCTCTCTGGCTGCAGGTGCCGGATGAAGTGAAGGCCCTGATCCCCGCGCAAGGCATGGCGAAAATTACCGTGCTGATCGCCGTGGCTGGCCTGATCGGGCGCTTTGTCGATCAGGCGCCGCAAATGAAATAGGAAGCCAAAAATGGCGAAGCCCCAAACTCTTGCGAGGTTTGGGGCTTCATGGTGCCACGTGAGAGACTCGAACTCTCGACCTCAGCCTTACCAAGGCGGAAAATCAAACCCACGCAAAGCTATGCGATATAAGGGGTTTTTCTTCATATGTGGTTGGCGTGTCCACGTATTTCTCACGGATCAAGCCCACATGGCCTCGATCGACGGCTTCAGGTGGTCAACGTTCACATGGGTGTAGCGCATGACCATATCAAGCGATTTCCAGCCGCCCAATTCCATAAGCTTCGCCACATCCCGGTTGGCAATATAGTGCCAGGTTGCCCAAGTGTGCCGGCAGTCATGCGGCGTGAAGTCTGGGATCTTCGCTTTGTCACACATGGTTGCCCAGGTGGACTTGATCTGACCGCCGCCGACGCCGCCCCTATCCTCATACGGCAGGCCATACTTGCGCGCCTCGAGCGTGGTATTTGTGGCCCTCTTGCCTTTCACCGGCTTTCTGAAGACGGCGCCATGGCGATGGGGCATCTCGGCCAGCGCGGCGACCACGCGGGGGTGAAGTGGTATGCCGCGCGCCGTATTGTTTTTCGTGCGGATCCGGTTCGTCTCGGCGTCTTCCGGGCCAACAATGGTGACATGCCCGCGCGACAGGTCGACCTCGCGCCAATTGAGATAAAGGGCTTCCGAGAGACGGCAGCCTGTGCCCAATAGGAAAATGACAAGCGGTTTGATATGTGGCTTTGCAGCAGCGATCAGTCTCTCGGCTTCGGCATGGGTTATCCATCGTACCCGACCATTGGGGACCTGGGGACGCTTGATCTTCGGAACCGAACACCAGGGTGGCGTCATGCCGGCGGCATGATTCAGAATAGCGCTAATGGGAGTGTATATCTGCCGGTTTAGGGTAGCCGGCGCGCGGCCGGGCTTCAGCTTGCTGGCGGCCTGATCGATCGCACGCTGGTCAATGGTGGCGAGGGCGACGCCCTTGAAATGATCGAGCAATGGCTGGACGTGGGTCGCATCGCCGCCGGCCGTGATGTAACTTATCGCCGCGTCAGTGAATGTATAGGCAATACTTTCGCCGTGGATTGAGACGTTGAGGACTTCGTTTTCGCGCTTGATCCGGATTTCTTCAGCCGCGCGCTTGTTATCAGTGCCTGTGCTTTCAAATATTTCGCGTCCTCGGACAGTCCCGCGTATGTACCAGTTTCCCTTGTCAGAGCGACGGGTGAGTTTGAGAGGCATGGCAGTCGGCCTATAAGGGCGGCAATATCATCGGCGGAAAAGACGTAAACGCGGCCCACTTTACGTCCGACATTGTGGGTTTTGGCAAGCTCTTTGATTGTCCGCTCGGTGATCGGCGCCGGAATGATGGCTTCGTCGAGCAACTGGCGCGCGGTTTTCAGGATCGGAAAATTGGCGGGCATCGATCAATCTGCCGTTTGGATGCGAGTGAGAAGAGGTTTCTGGAGACTGGCGACAAACTCCGGACGTGTCGGTTCCGGTCTGCCAGCTTCGCGGGCGGCTTTCTTGGCGGCATGGAAGGCGGCGTAGCCTGGCCATGGGGGCTGGTCATTCGGCTGTTCCCTGTTTGGAACCGGCATGTTTCGCCGCATGTTTCAGCTTGGCGACCGCCATCATCGACGGCCTGACCTCCGGGGCGGCTGCGTCGAACTTAAATCCATACCGGCCGCCGAGACGGGGGAGCAGGGCGCGCGGGATCAGTGCCCAGTTCGATGGCGACGTGTTCAGCTTATTCCCGTCAAGGCATTTCAGGCAGTGCCCCTTCGGTATTGGGCCATTGACGGCTTCCCATTCGACCAGGTGGACGGCGCGCCACCGGCCCTGCAGGGGCATGTCATCGTTTGTCTTGCGTTCCAGATAGCCGTCCTTGGACAGGCGCTCAGTTCCGATCGGCTTGTAGAGTCTGATAGCGATACCCTGCCGCAGGCCCTTGCGGAACTGCGTTGCGATGGCATTCGGGTGACGCCCCCCCTTGCCAGGCGGGCAGGGCTTCCCTTTGTTGGCAGGGATATTGCCCTTTTCTATCCGTCCGGTGCGCCCTGTTTTCCAGCCCTTGCGCGTGCAGAGCGCCTTGAAATTGGCGAAAGACACGTCGGTACGGCCGAAAGTCGCGCAAAATGCGGCATGCGCCTCGCGCCGGGGCATCGTCTGTCGCGCCTCGATCCAGGCCAACTCGTCATCGCTGTAATCGATACTGCTGCCCCTCATTGCGGTTTAGCCTCGATCGCCGGCGCCGAACTGGCGGCCGTGCCGTTCATATTCTCGACCATGGGCAGGAACCGGCTGATCGCGCCGCCGTGGTCAGCGACGAGCTTAGCGCCTTTTAATGCGATATCGGCGTTCCTGATGATCTGCTCGCTGACATCGACGATGGCCTGAGTACGTTTTATTTCCGTCTCAATCTGTTCGGGTTTCAGATCCTCGTCGCTCAGGCGTTCGAGTTGGGCGAACAGGTGGTTGTTGAGGTCGATCAGTTTGTTTTTCACGATGTCGCTCCCGATGTCATTTTGTCGTAGGTAAGTTGCGGCAGGCCGAGGATCTCGCGCGCCAGACGTGTCATGCCCAACGAAACGAGTTCGCCATGCTTTTTGTTATTGGCAATTTCCAGTAGCAGGGCTTCCATTGCCGGCACGCGGGCGATCCGCTCGGCCAGCTCCATGGTCGCCTCTTTAGACCGCCATGTCTTTGCCGGGACCTTGGCGACGATGCCGCCCAGGTCCGAAATATTCGCGGTGTATCCGCTGGACGACCAGGCACTTATGGTCACGTTCCAAGTAGTATTGGGGGCGATGGTCATGCGTTCCCCCTGGACGTAGCGTAGCGAGTCTGGATGTCGCGGTTGAAGGCTTCAAGCTCGGCCGCTATGAGCGACATGCGGTTCATGTCACGGTCGGTTGGTTCATCACCCTCGTCCATGATGTTCATGATGCTTCCGAACAGGTGCGCAGCGCCGGCAAAGAACGCCATGCGCATTTCCCGTAACTGCAATTCAGGCACGTCCGGCCTCATGGCCATGGCGCGCAGGGAGGCGAAGCCGGCGGCAATAATCTGCCCGTCGTCGGTCAGCTTCCGCGACAATTCAGTTTCGATTTTCTTGAGCTTTTCAGGTCTCAGTTTCATGTGTTGCTCCTAAAACGGGATTTCGTCGTCGAGGTCGAACTGGCCGCCGGCAGGCTCCATGCTGCGGCCGCTGGCACCGGCGCCGCGCGTCGAGGTGCGGCCGTAGTCATTGGGGCTGTCCGCCGGCGGTGGGCCACCCGAACCGGATTTGCCGAGCAGCGTCAGTTGGCCGCCGAACCTCTGCAGCACGACCTCGGTCGAGTAGCGCTCGACACTCTGCTGATCGGTCCATTTGCGCGTTTGCAACTGGCCTTCGAGATAGACCTGGCTGCCCTTGCGCAGGTACTGCTCGGCGATGTGCGCCAGGGTGTCGTTGAAGATGACGACACGATGCCATTCCGTACGTTCCTTGCGCTCGCCGGTGGACTTATCCCGCCATTGTTCTGAGGTGGCCAGGGTGAGATTGACGATCAGATCGTTGTTATTTTTTCGGCGAATTTCAGGGTCCTTGCCCAGGTAGCCAATGAGGATGACCTTGTTGACGGAACCGGCCATTAAGATGCCTTTTCATATGATGGAGTTTGTTGGTGAAATCCCCGGCAAAACTCGAAGATTTTTGCCGGGGTGGCCGGGAGGCGGGGGTGGGCTGGCGGCGAATTTTTGCGACTAATCAGCCATCGCCATCGCCATCGCCATCGCCATCGCCATCGCCATCGCCATAGCCATCGCCATAGCCAGAGCCAGAGCCATCGCCATAGCCAGAGCCAGAGCCAGAGCCATCGCTATGGCCAAGGCCATGCTCGTCTCTGGCGTCAGCTTCGCTGACAAGGGAAAGAGCGTCGGGTTTAGCGGCGTGCGGCAATGGGAGCCTCCCGGATCGTGGCGGCGGCGTCTTCTCTGACCGCGATGATTTCGCACGCATCCAACACCAGCTGATCGGGCACGGTGGCGGCGATGCGGCTATCGGCGGCATTGATGCCGTTCACGGCCAGATCGCTGAGCGAAATGCCCTTGAGGGTCTTCCAGTACCAAAGGCGGCGGGCATTGCTCAGTCGCACTTCGCGGCCGGCATGGGCCTGGTATTCGCCGTAATGTACGCCGGCGTCGCGGGCGCGAACAATAACCGGCTGTCCAGTGGTTGGAAATGCGGCGGCGCTGTTCGCCTCGCCTTCCGCGACGGGCTTGGTGGTTTCGATGGTATCCATTGGTCTTCCTTTTAATGTAAGGCCGGAGGTGCCGGCCGGGGGCGCCAGCCGCTATCGATCAGCGACTGGTGGGTTTCGGTGACCTGATCGAAGGTCATGCCCTGGCAGATAGCCGCCAGCGGGACATATTCGCGGTCCGGACAGAGCGGGTGGTCGCCCTCGATATCGGTCCAGGTCGTACCTTGGGTGATGATCACCAGATGCGGGGGGCGCTCCAGCCGTGTCAGCACGCGGCGCAGCACCTTTTCGGGCGGGCAGCCTTCGAGCCAGCGCCAGACGTCATCGTGGTTCGATGGCAGGTCTTCGCAGCCGGGCGCCGTGCAATAGAGGTGGATCAGGACGGGCGGCCAGCGCAGGCGCTCGGTGAGCTGGCGCAGCCGTTCGGCCTCGCTGGCCTCGGCCTGGTCGCGGGTGATGAATTTACGTAGCGCGATAGCCGTGGCCCTAGTGCTGCGTGCCATTGCCGCCTCCGCCAAAGACCGATGGGGTGCGAGACGGCATGTCGTCGATCACTTCGCCGACGGCGTGCAGGTACAGGTCGACGGTATCCATCGTCTGCTTTAGCTCAGCGACGGCATTCTTGCGGATTGCCTTGACGACCGGCTTGATGGCCTCGCGCATGAAGCCGAGCGTCTTGGCCGTCTGATATGCGGCCGTGATACCTTCACGGATGATCGCGCAGCGGTCCTCTTCCTGGATGATGAAATCGACGATCTTGCGGAGGCGCTCCTGCTGGCCCGCGTCCAGTATGTCGTCGATCGGCATATCCTCGCCGTAAAGGACGGACATCTCCGGATTTTCGATATTGAGCGCCGGCACGGCGCCCTCGGCCGGCGGCTGGTAGCTCAGGACACGATGCCGGCCCAGCGTGCCGATCGGCGCCGAGACCAGCCCTTCCTCGCGCATGACACGCAGGAAGGACTTGGCGGTGGCCTCGCTGATATTAAGGGTGGTTTTCAGATTCTGGACCGAGACCGAGGCGCGGGCCCTGACCATGGCGACCGCCCGTTCATAGGGGGTTTCCTTGCTCATGGCTCACTCCGGATCGACGGGCACGCCGGCCGCCGTGGCCGGAAAATGCGAGACGGCCCAGGCCACGGTGTACTGCCCCAGGCCGATGCAGATGCCGGCGAGATAGAGCAGGACCACGAAGGCCAGGCCCATGCCCGCCAGATCGGTGATGCCGGGCACGAAGGTGTCGCGGTACTTGGTCGGTTTCATGGATCGATCCTCAGAGAAAAACGAGATAGACGAAGGCCAGCCAGACGCCGGCGGAGATGAAGATGGACAAGGCGCAGCCCAGGGCGCGCGAAGCGCGATCCGGCGGCAGATCAGGTTCGGGAACGTCAGTCATGCCGGGTCATCTCCGGAAGCTGGGGAAACAACGGAATTTGAGAGGGGGGGCGATGCGTCGGTCTGGCCGCAACGCCGGGCGCGTGACCGGTGCATGGCCTGCCAGGTCGGACCGCCGGCCGCGATGCCCGGCGTCACCAGCTGCTCGATGTCGAGCGTGCCCGGATCAAACGGATCGATCACAGCCGCACCTCCTGGGTGCCGCGCCAGACGGGCGGCAAGAGGCTGGGCCTGCGGGCCGGTTTGGACTGGACCGGAAGATAGCGCTCATATGGCAGGCGGATATCGAAGCGCCGGCGCTGCGCCCGGCTGAAGAGATACCAGTGGTCGGCATTGCAGGGAGTGAAGCGGGTGTCATACTCGACACGCACCTCGCCCTCGACCAGCACGTCGAACAGGGTGCAGTCCGCGCCGTTTCGGTGGCCGCGCGTGGCGTAGTAGATCTGGCCGAGCACGAATGGCCCGCCCGGCTCGACGCATCGCAGGGCAATGGCGCGCAGGCGGGGCTTGGCGAGGAGCGGGGCGTCAGGCATCGCCAGCCTCAGTGGCTTTTACGATGGCGGCGCGGATTTCTGCCAGCTGTTCGTCGATTCCTTCCTGAAGGTCATCGCCCTCGAAGCCCGACATAAAGGCCTCAGCTTTTTGCAGGGCCGAAAGCAGTTCAGGCGCAGCGGCTACGAGGGCAGCGTTTGCAAGTGCATTCTCCGCTCCATCAATACCCGCGCCACCCATGCAGACGGCTATGAAGTAGTTTTCCGAATCCCTAACGTCTGCCTCGATATTATTATCGCAAGCGGATGCGAACCACGGGCCGGGGGTGTGGAGAGGCTGTCTCATTACCAGCCACCGATGCCGATAAGGAACAGGCAGGCGAAGCCGGTCACGATCAGCATCGCGCCGGCGGCAATAAGGTCTTTTTCTGAATCGGTCATAGCCGCGCTCCCATGTGGATGGGCGCACGTTACTACTGGTTACGTTTTTGTCAAATAAAAATTACCAACGGTTACGTTTTAGCGTTTTCGTTGTAATCAGGACCTTCAAAAGTCCACTTTAGCTGGCTCTGGAGGCGGGGCATTATCTGTTGAGACGAACTCGAAACTCCCTTCGTCGACACGTTGTCCCATAGAACTAAGTTCCAGTGTGCCGCCCTTAAATTGCCAGACATACACCTCGTTGTCGTAAGTGGCACCTGCTTTGCTTTGCCATTTGCGGGTCTCGATTTTGCTAGGAGGGCCGTATTTTGCGTTAAACGCTGCCAAGATATCGGGAAGGGCGAATTGTCGAAAAGAGTCAAAAACGTAGAACAGTTTCCCGCGATAAAACCTTTTCATCAACCACTCGGTTCGAGCACCTCCTATGACGGGGTCCTGGTAATTTGTACAGTCGGTTACGTCGTTTTCAGTTGAGCAACCTTTGAGGCCGGACATGCCGGGCTCTGTAGCCAAACTTTCAGCCGTCGCCACTTCTTCGGTGTTATATCCTTGGAATGTGAACACAGGTAAATCGGCAGCAGTCGTCACAGATGGCACAGCCGTTATTAGCAAGGCTCCAAGTGTCGCACTTAGTCTCAAAATCCCCTCCATTTCTAACTTTCTAAATTCCCCGGCCGAACCATTTTACGCGGCCAATAATAGTGATCTCCTCAAGCGTTGTATTGATCGGCGGATAGCTCGGATTGTCCGAGGTAATTACGATCATTTCAGGGAACTTTGGGGAGGTGCGAGACACGTTCTTGATTAAAAGGCCGCTACCATCCCAAATCGCAAAAACGCCAGGGGGGCTAGGATTGGTGTCGCTATGGTCAATAAGCACACGATCACGTGGAAGCAGGGTAGGGGTCATGCTTATGCCTACCACTTCAACGACTGAAAGGGTCTCCGGGTTGAGCCCCAATGATCCAGTTATAAACGACTTTGGTAGCACCCAAGGAACAGACAATTCCGGCTCGTCGACATAATACCCGCCGCCTGCAGCGAGCTTTATGTCATAGGCTGGTATCGAAACCATTCCATCCTGCTGCGAGCTAGTAGGTAATTGATCCTTGGCGGCGAGCACTTCTTCAGGATCGTCATGCCGGACAGGAAGCCCTCCTTCTTCATCCGCCATCAGATAGCCAACGGTCACACCAAGCTTGGGTGCTAACTGTTTGGCGAGCTCATAGGTAATTCTTATAGATTTCGATCCGCCAGGATCGCGCTCGTAAGCGCGATAGGTATGGTCATCAATGTCCAGAAGCTCTGCTGCCTGCGCAGCAGAATTTTTCAGACCCTTCGCTGTAAGTAAAGCTTTTCTGGCCGCGATGAGGCGCCCTTTCCGGACTATTTGTATTTTGTGCTGATCGTCTTTCATCGTCATGATTGAGGACCATAACGAAAAGTAACGTAACTGTCGGTTATTTTCGGCTTGATCATTTTCGTAACCAGTAGTAACGATTGAGTCATGGCAATATCCGATTTGATCAAAGATTTAGGCGGCAGCTCCGTTGTGGCAGGCAAAACGCCTTACTCACCGGAGGCCGTTAGGCAATGGGTCTACCGTGACAAGGTGCCTCGGGGTGCGTGGCCCGATCTGTTGGACGCCTTTCCAAACCTTACCTTGCCTCTGCTGAAAAAGGCCGAGGCCGGCGAATATGTTTCCACCCCCGCCGGCGACGCACCCCGCGCCGACGGTCCTGACGATTCCGGAGTCCTTATCCCCCCGAAGGCTCCGGAATCGCAACCGGCGGGAGTAACCGGCCATGGGTAAGCGCAAGCAAAAGGCGCGTAGCCAGGCACTGGCGGCATATATCGCAGTGCGCCAGGCGGAACTGGCGGCGCTCGATACGACGCCGATTCTGGCATCTTACGATCCCAGGTGTGTGACGGGGCGGGTGTCATCGCCCAAATCGTTTCGTCAGGTCTACCAGGCTGGCCTCAATATCTGCCAGCAGTTTTTCCGTGCGGTCATTAATGCGATGTTCGATCGCATCGTTATCCCGGATATCTTTGTACAGGGCGATATTTCGCAAAATATCGAGGGTGGCCATCGGGTCTTCCGTGGCGCGCAAGCCTATAACCGTTCCCGCAAGAACAATGCGCTGTTGCGCAAACACGCGGGTTCGCAGGTCGTCATACAGGGTGGCAAGCGCCTTGAAATCGTTATCCATAGTTCTTCTCCGGTTGTCTTACATCTGACTTCGCAGGACGAAGCGGTAAAATCACCCCCAATATTCGCGGCAAACTTGGGTCAACCAGCTGGGGAACCGGCGGGGGGCACCCGATGAATGCCGCTTCTCTCAAATTGAAAGGTTACCCTGATGTCCGAACCGGAACAGACAACCGCGAACCCCGATGCGCGCACGATCAGCGCGCGCGAAGCGCTGCTATACGCTTGCAACGCCTCCGTTCTGCAGGCGTTGAGGCCCATTCGCGTGACCGCGAAGACCCGGCGCGCGCAACTGCGCTCAGACCTGCGCGCCCTCAAAATCTTCGGCTAGTTTCTGTAGTACTGGAACAGTGCCTTGAGATGTTTCTGGACGGGTTCGGGGAATTTTTCGCCAAGTTCAGGACCGGTAATGGCCTTTTCAAGGGTGCCGACCGGGTCGCCACCCACATGCAATTGACCCAGGACATGGTTCATCAAGAAGGGCACCAGAATTTCCAGGGCCATAAGACGGGCATTCAGTTCATCGGCGTCAGGCGTCGCAACGTTCGAGCCGTCCGGCATTTTCATAACCATTACAATTCTCCTGTGTGTCAGAGCCTCAACTCTATCCAGAGTCGAGCCGGAGAATCAACCCGTGCCGGTGCGCGATATACCGGCACGGGTGAAGGGGGGGCCCGATGACCAAAGCCCTTTGCCCGATCAGCGTGCACGGCGTCATCGAGCGCGCCTATGAGGAGCTTGGCGGCAAGGCGTCGGTGCTGAGCGTGCTGACCCACCGCACCCTGAACTGGCTGCACACCTCGCTCAATCCCGACCGGGAGGAGCGCCAGAAGGCCAGGCTGACCTTCGAGGACGCCCAGGCCCTGACCGATGCCGGGGCGCTGGCCCTGGCCCACGACCTGGCCCGCCGGGCGGGCATGCAGCTGGTGCCGCTGACCGGGCCGGCCTCCGATCAATTCGACCTGATGGCCTCGACCGCCGACATGCTGGGCCGGACCGGGGAGGCGGCGCAGGCCGTTTCCCTGGCCATGGCCGACGGTGTGCTCGATGCCGATGAAAAGCGCGAAATCAAGAAGCGCGCCCTGGCCGTGGCCGATGCGGCGGTCAGTGTCATCAAGGCCGCCAAAGGCTTTGGCGCGCCCTGACCTTCCGGTGGGCAGGTGTCGCGGGGCGGCCTGACTCAGATCTGATGTTTCCCCCGCAACTTGAAATTTGCACTTCGTAGGGGAAGTCCTGATGAAAGAGTCCGCACCCGCCGCCAACCGTGAAATCCGCCGGCATATCTCAAGCCCGTTCGGTTTCGACCTGATCGTCGATGTCAGCGCCGACGGCGAGATCGAGGCGGTGGGCAAACAGACGCCGCCGGGCATTTCGGTATGCAGTAACCGTCTGATCACGCGCTCGGTGCTTTATGTCGGCTGTCTGGTGCATGCCGCTGCCACGCTTGGCCAGATGGCCACGGATGTGAAACGCGACCTGCCCGATACGCCGCTGTTCGGCATCGAGCACGCCATCCTCGATGAGCTGATCGCCATCCAGGCGCTGGTCAATCCGTCGGCCGACCTGCTGGCCAGCACACTGCGGAGGGGCGGGCAATGAAGCGGATATTCACCTGGAGCGGCCGGGTGTGTGTGGCCATCGATAGGGCCGATGCCATCCGGATCCTGCAGCTTGAGGCTTTCACCAGGCCCGCCGTCTATGACCTGACCGACGACCTGCTGGCCTTGGCGAAAGCTCATCCGGCGCCCGCCATGGGGGGGGGCGCTGACATGGACGAACGCTTGGCCTATCTCAAGGCTGAGGATGCCCGTCTAAGGGCTGAATCTACACGCAGACTTTCCGAAGCGACCGGCCTGGCCGCCGAAGTGCGCCGCCTCACCTCGGAAAATGATATGCTTAAGGCGGGTTACGATGTCTCGGTGGCTGAGCGCCGGCGGCTGGATGACGAGCTGAGGCAGGCCTCGGCGCAGCAGGACGTGATTGCCCGCGAGATCATCGATACGCTCAAGGCCAATGACAGCTTGAAGGCGGAAGTTGAACGTCTGAATGCCGAGCTGGTGAGCCTGCAGGGCGAATGCGATCACCTGGGCGAAACGCGCGCCTTCATGGCACAGGAACTGCCGCCCTGCGCGCATGAAGCGGAGCTGGAGGCTCTGCGCAAGGAAAATGCGCAGCTGAAGGAATTGGTGGCGCTGCATGAATCGGATGACGATTTCGAGGCGGCGGCCGAAGCCATGGCAGCCGATATCGCGGCCCTGGAAGCGCGGCAAAGGGAGACGGACGCCGCCCGCCGTGAACGGGTTAACCTGAAGCCGTGTTCCATCGGCTCGAAATATCCGCCTGAGGTTGATCAAGCCATTCGCCGGAAATTCGAGCAGCGCACAGGCTGGGATGATCTCGTGGCTGAACTGGACCACGCTTACAACAAGCGCCAGCTGATCGACCGGTCGCGCGCCCTTGGCTTGAGAGCGCGGGACGTGCCGGCGCAAACTAAGGCGCCGGTGCCGGCGGTCATCGTTCCGGTCGTGGTCAATCCGCCGGACTCATTGGCCCGGCCGGGCCTCAGCCTATTGGCCAGCCGCCACGGCGGCGAGGTTATGGCCCTGACCGATGAATTTCTCAATCCCGACGAAATCGCCAAGGCCCTCAATGACGGCCTGCCGGCGAACGATCGTCTCAACGCCGCGCAGGTCCGCAAAATCCAGGTGGAAATGCGCGCCTATCAAAGAGGTGCCGCATGAATGACCATACCACGTCCTGGACCGAGGGCCGGCTGGAAAAGCTGAAAGAATGTGTCGCCAATGGCCTGTCGTTTTCCCAGATCGCCGCCGAAATCAACAGGCTGCCCGGCAGGCGGCTCACACGCAATGCCTGCGCGGGTAAATGCCACCGCATGGGCTTGCCGCGGCCAGCCAGAACCGCTGCTTCGGCACCGAAGATACGATCCCCTGGCCGCCCGAAGGGCGAGCTTGAGCCCGATCTCGCCGCCCTGATCCGCAAGCTTTGCGCCAATGGCCTGACGCGGGCGCAACTTTGCGAACGCCTGGGCGTTTCGAGGGGCCACCTCGCTAGTCATCTGCGCGCACTGGGCCTTATCGGGGGCGAGGCGGCCAGCAGGGCTAACGCTATTCCGCCCGAAAGCTGGGCCGTCATCGACCCGGTGTTGCGGGAATGCTGGCCTGACAACGTGCCGACGGAAACCATCCTCGACCGGCTACGCCTGCTGTATCCGCAGCTGACGTTGCCGTCAGCCAGCCTTATGGCCGTGCGGGCATCGTCAAAACTCTGCCTCAGGCGCTCCAATCTGGGGCAGTTGAAGGTGCTCGGTAACGCCTTGCGCCGGGATATGATCGAGGACCGGTTCTTTGAGCGGGTCGAGGATGGAAAGCTGTTCTCCAATACGACGACACCTCTTGTTCGGGATATGCTGGAATATGCTCAAGTGCCTGACGATGCCGGCGTCGATATCATGGCGCTGAAGCTCGACCGGTGCCGGTTTATCATCGGCCGGACGGCGAAGGGCCACGAACGCTATTGCGGCGATCATTGCCGGCCGGTCAAGGGGCGTGTCGCCGTCTGGTGCGACACGCACAAACCGCGCGTATTCACCCCGGCCGGCCTGCGCGCCGTCACGGAATTTCCGGTCAAACGCCAGAACTGGCAGAAATTCAACTTCAGCCGCCAGGGGCAAGCGGGTCAGCGGCGCGCGGCGAGGGCCTGATGGGACGCAGATATGCCGGCCAGCCGCGTCAAAGCCATGGGCCGCAGGAATGGGAGGTTTCGGCCTGGAAACGCCTGGCGGCCGAAGCCATTGACGTGGCGCACCAGCGCACCACGCGCATGGGCCGTCTCTCCGAATTAGGCAGCGATGCGGTCCGCATGCAGGTTTTCGGGCCTGAGGGTGACGGCAATGTCTGCACCCGCCTGATCGAGGTGGTGCATCATGCGGCGCGGTCGTCGGCGCCGTCGGCCTATTTCCCCGACCTGGACCGGCTTGCGCGGGAGGTCCTGCGTCATGTCGACGGTTACGAAGTGGTGCGGCGGGCGGAGCGGTATTCATGAGCCGTGACCTGGACGACCTGTTTGACCGGGCGCGCGCCGTGCCGATCGATTCCATCGTACCGACGAAACTGCGACGCGCCGGCAGCGGCAAATTGCGCGGCGAATGTCCGTTGTGTCACAGCGGCCAGGCGGTTCGTGGCCAGAAGGCGGGCACGCATTTCAGTGTCGATGTGGAAAAGAACCTCTGGTATTGTTTCGGTGGCTGCAGCGATGGCGGCGACGCGATCGAGCTGGAGCACCGGCTCAACTCGGCGGCAGACGAAACCCGCCTGGACGCGGCGCGGCGGCTGGCCCGAGACGCCTTTCCCGGCGTCCGCGACCGGCCGAAACCGGCGGCGGCGGTTCGCGTGCCGGATGAAACGCCCGGCTGGACGTTAATCCATGCGCAGACGCTTTGGCGGGAGGCCGTGCCGGCGGCGGGCACAGTGGTGCAGCGCTATCTGATTTCGCGCGGCATCCACGGCTGGGTGCTGAAAGAGGCGTTGCGCCACCTGCGCTTTCACCCGATGGCCTATCATTCCGGCCCCAGCTGGGCGCCAATCGCGCATCCGGCCATGCTGTTGCGCGTTTTTGCGCCTGACGGTCCGACAGGCGGTGTTCACGCCACTTATCTGCGTGCCGACGGCAAGGGAAAGGCCGATATCCCCGATCGATCTTCCAAGGTCATGTGGGGGCCGCAATCACGCGCCGGTCTGCCGGGCGCCGGCTGGCTGTCCCATCCAGAGCGGGCGGGGCCGCTGGTGGAAGGGGAGGGCATAGAGTCGACCCTGTCGGCCGCCTGCCTGCGGGGCGAGGTGTGCCGTATGGTGGCGACGCTGGCGCTCGATCGGATGCAGGGCGGCTGGCTGGCAGACGTTCGTGGGCACAAGGACCCGGATTGTCCGCGCCCCGATCCGTCACGGCCGGGTTTTACCTGGCCTGAGGCGCCGGCAGCCCCTTGGGGTAAAATCGTTATCGCCGTCGACCATGATATGAGCCCGCTCAATGTCAAGGTGCGGGCAATTAACGGCCGCGATGCGATTCGGACCGTCACGGGCGAGGAACGGGCGCGGATCTGCGGCACGCTGGCCCAGGCGAGCTGGCGGCGGACGACCGATACGCCGATCGAGATCATGGTTCCGCCGGCGGGCCAGGACTGGAATGATGTTTTAAAAGAGACCATCCGTGAGTGAACTTAGTACGATACCCGCCGGAATGACGGCGGCGCCTACACCGGAAGAGCTGGCCGGTTATGACTTCAACGATTTCGGCAATGCCATGCGGCTGATCCGGCTGGCCGGCGGCGCGATCAATGCGGACGGCTCGATCGATATCTCGCAATGTAGGCTGCTCTTCCTGCATGGCACCGGCTGGGTGGCTTACCAGGGCCATTACTGGGACCGGGAAATGGGTGAGCACCATGCCTGGCGGTTCGCTCATGGCGTCGGGATCGCCATGCAGGGCCTGAAAAATGAGCTGATCAAACGTTCGGCCGGGGCAACCTCCGACACGCCGATACAGAAGTTTATCGATTCGTGCGGCTCGTCCGGTGCCACGCGTTCAATGCTGGCCATGGCGATGCCATATCTGACCGTCCGTATCGAGGACTTCGATCGACAGCCGCTCACTCTCAATTGTCGCAATGGCACGGTCTGGCTGACCAAGACGCCCGACGGCAAGGTGAAACGGCAAATCAGGCCGCACAACCCGGCCGATCGCATTACCCGCTATATTGATCTGGACTACGATCCAAAGGCGACGGCGCCGCTTTTCGAGAGCACGCTCAGCACCTCGCTGCCGGAAGACGATAAACGCGACTTTTTCCAGCGGGCACTTGGCTATTCGGCGACCGGCATCATCTACGAGCAGGCGTTCTTTATGTGCCAGGGCGTCGGCGGCGATGGCAAGTCGACCTTGCTGGCGGCGTGCCGCAAAGCCCTGGGGGGCTTTGGTGGGGCAGGGGACAGCAAAACCTTTCTGGATATTGGCCAGGTATCCTCGGCGGCGGCATCGCCCGACCTGGCCGAGCTGGCCGGCGATACACGTCTGGTGGTACTCTCCGAGGCCAAGCGTGACGTCCTGCTCAACGAGGCCCTGCTGAAGCAATGGACGGGTGGCGAGCCGGTGCCGGCGCGCGCCCTGCATGGCAAGCCGTTCAAATTCATCGCCATAGGCAAGCTATGGTGGCAATTCAACGGCTGGCCAAAGGCGCAGGGGAATGACGATGGCCTGTGGCGCCGGCTTTTCCCGATCGTCTTCGAGCACCAGGTGCCTGAAGCCGAGCGGGATCGTCAGTTGCCCGACAAGCTGGAAAAGGAACTGGCGGGCATCCTGAACTGGCTCATTGTCGGTATCGAGGCCTGGCTTGCCACCGGCCTGGCACCGCCGAAATGCGTGCTGGACGCCCGAGACCGCTACCGCAAGCAGTCATCGCCGTTCCTGGACTGGCTGACCACGAACTGCATCTATGGCAAGGCCGCCGGCGATTCCACCACCTCGTCGAAGGCGCTTTACGACAATTTCAAGGAATGGTTCGCCAATCAGGGAGGGGACAAGGTTATGTCGTCCACCTCATTCGGTCGGGCCATGGGCGAACGCCAGATCGACGCGCACAAGCGCAATGGCAATATCTACCGCAAACCCATCCGCCTGAAAACGATAGCGGAGCTGACCGACGAATTCGGGCCTCCCGAGCCGTCTGATCCCACTTCGGCGTCGGTGACCCAGTCAGGCGAAATAGATTTGAGCCGCACCTCACCCTTCGATGTGGAGGATGATCGTTGGTAATGCCGGGGAGGGTTTGGGGACAGTTGGGGAGGGTTGGGCGTCTTCTGCTCTGCCGAAAAAGCTGGCGGCCGGTTGTTTGGGGAGGGTTTCTATCCCCGTTGGTGAGAAACTGTCCTGCCTTAACCATCAGATTTTACATGGCTTTTCTTTGCGTGGGGAGGGTTGGAGAGTTGCCGCCATGATTTGCCCTATAGGCGGGCGTGCGCACACAGGTGAGTGCATGACGCCCGTAGTGTGTCCCCGTGTCCCCTTGCGTCCCTTTCAGTTCAGAGTCCATGTCCATGAAAAAAAATGAAACGATAACAAAACAAAACAAGAAACCGACGTTCTACGTTGCTGGACAAACCAAGGCGTGGCTGATCGTCGTGTGTAATGCCGGGAAGGAGGCGCTCGTTAAACCCCAGTTGCTCAGGGAAGGGTATGAGGTATACCGACCCATGGCCCATAAGCAGGTCACCCATAATTGGGAGAAAGTGATCAAGGCCGTGCCTGTGTTCCCGAATTACCTGTTTGTCCACAAGCAGGGCGAGGCCTATGAGCGGATATCGGGTATGCTTGGCGTGGCCTGGATATATCCGACCATGATCCTCGACCGCGCTATTCAACGCATGAAGGCTAAGGAAACGGACGGCTATATCGAGATCGTCCGCCGCCTCGATCCGGAGTATGGCAAGGTCAAGATTGGTGACAAGGTGAAAACCCTCGACGGTATGATCGAGGTGGTGGTGTCAGAAACCATAGATGCGAATCGGGTTGCGGCCCTGTCCGGCTTCATGAACGGCAATAGCCGCTTGACTTTGGACCTCTCGAAGCATGTTCAAAAACGGGGTGTTGACTCGTGAACTTAAAGGGCATAGCTCCGTGATGTCGGGCCACCCTATTTGGCCTCGATAGCACGGCAAGGGTTTTTCCCCCTGTCGTGCGGATGCTTTTCAGGAAAGGGTCGCTGTCGCGGCCCTTTTTCTTTGTCTAATCAATGAGATAGGCGATCATCCCCACCCCCTTTGGGTCCTTCCCCGCCCCCGACCCCCTATACGGTGAGGCGGAGGGCAGATGCTCGTTAGTCCAGGCCCTGAAAACATTCTGAACCTTGTGAACTCATGCCCGATTTAATGAACGCTACGGCCTATGCCGCCCGTCGGGGAGTTGGGAAAAGCGCGGTATCGAATTGGAAAAAGGCCGGTTTGCTCGTCATGGCTCCCGATCCGGCTAATCCGGGAAAAATGCTGATCGACGCTGAAAAGACGGACATGATTCTTAGGGGGTCGATCGATCCGACACGCGGCCGACCGACAAAGGCGGCGGCCAGCCAGGCGGTTAGTCAGGCGGCACCATCGGAAGCGCAGGATTTGAAAAAACCTTACGTTTCCCCCATGGAGGCGGCCCGTCTGGAGGAAATGCAGGAACGGATCCTGCGCCGGCAGCTGGAGCGGGCCCAGTTGACCGGGCAACTGGTAGACCTGGGCGAATATTCCAGCCGCATAGCGAACCTGGCACGCCTTGTCCGGGAAAGAACAATCGGCGTGATTCGTATGAACGCTGAAGCTTTGGCAGAAGAAACCGACCCGCGTGCCGTGACGGCGCTACTGACCGATGCTTTCGATAAGATGTTTGACTCTGTCTCCAGGGAAATTGAGACTGAGGCGGACCAGGAAGAGGAAACGGACAATACCCTCCTGGAATTGGAATCGCTTGAGGACCTGGTGCCTGGTTCCGAGGATGAAGACACGACCACATGAACGCACCGGTTTTGCTTAGCGCGAGGCTGGCACCCAGTCTGAAGCGTAATGCGACCAAGCTGACCCGTGCGTTCGCCGGCTCGCTGCGGCCGCCCCCAAAGGTCGGGGTGGCTGAATGGGCCGCCAAGTATCGCCGTTTTCCGGATGACTCGGCCTATCCCGGTCCCTGGAAGCATGAAACCGCCCCGTATCTCCATGAAATCATGGAGGGGCTGTCCCCGCACCACCCGTCTTCCGAGACAGTGATCATGAAATGCGCGCAGTCTGGAGGGTCTGCGTCGGCGGAAAACTTCATAGGCTACATCGCCGACGTGGCGCCGGGCCCGACCATGTACGTCCAGGCCACGATCACGGCCGCCAAGGACTGGCTGGCGGAAAAGCTCTGGCCGATGATCGAGTCGACTCCGAAGCTCAATCCACGCCGTTCGGATGGGGCGGTTCTGCCGAAGCGGGAGCGGAACGGCGAGGGAACGACCGCGCTGCGCGTCCGCTACCGCAAGGGCAGCTGGATGCTGGTCGCCGGCGCCAATTCGGCCGCCACCCTGCGCCAGCACTCCATCCGTTATGTGGTTGAGGACGATCTCGACCAGTTTCCCAATGATCTGGACAATCAGGGTAGCCCGGAGAGCATGGTCGGCAAGCGCCTGACGACCTATAAACGCCTCGGCCTATCCAAACGAATCAAGATCAGCACACCCACGAACAAGGGTGCGTCGAAGATCGGTAAGGCCTATGCGGCCAGCGACCGGCAACGCTACTATTTCGTCTGCCCGCACTGCGCCAGCCGCTTCGATCCGATCTGGACGGATCTGAAATGGGAGGACGGTCACCCGGAGCGGGCCTATCTGGTGGCACCGTGTTGCTCGGAGAAGATCCGCCACTCGCAAAAAGCCATCATGTCGCGCATCGACGGATGGCTGGCGACGGTCGAAATCAACGGCCAGAAGCCGCCGAGGGTTATGACCGAGGCGGAATTCCAAGAGTGGAAAGCCCGACCGATACCGAACGCCCTGGCGCGTGGATTTCATATCACGGGCATTATAACCGCCTTTCAGACCTGGGCGGACCTGTGCATTGAATTCGTCGCGGCACTTGGGGACGTCAATAAGCTCCGGACCTGGACCAACCTCGATATGGGCGACGAATTTGCCCTGAAGGGGGATGCGCCGCCGGTCGAAGACGTCAAGCTACTAAAGGAACAAGGCTGGGGTAAGGGGCAGATACCCTGGGGGGCGGTTGTCCTCACCATGGGCTGCGACGTTCAGGGCGACGGTATCTATTTCGAGATCGTTGGTTGGAATCATGGCCTGGAAAACTGGTTGATCGACTTTGGCTTCGTTCCGGGCGCTACGGACGTGCCTGGACAGGAGGCATGGGCAAAACTGGAGGAAATCGCCCGGCGTCAGTACGTCATGCCCGGTGGGAAAAACTACCCGCTCGACCAGATTTGCATTGATGCTGGCTATCACACCGAGGCCGCCAAGGCGTTTTGCAAACGGTCCGCGATCCGCTTGCCGATTTTCGGGCGGGACGGCTGGACCCGGCCTATTCTCGGTCGAGGGCAGGCCATCAGCCACGACCGGTATAAGCCGGTCAAGGGTAAGGCACCGAAACTGCCTGGTGACGAAGCCTATCTGGTCGGGACCTACGGCGCGAAGCTGAGTTTCTACGGCCTGCTCAAAACGTCCATCAAGTTCGTGAAGACCCAGCTCGAAGGCCAGCGGCCCGACGCCATTCTCGGTCGAATTCACCTGAATCGCGACGCCACGGAAGAATATATCAACATGCTGACTTCTGAAACCTGCGTCAGCGAAATGAAAAACGGCGAAACCAGCCGTGTTTGGCGGGTCGAGACCGGGCGTGAAAACCACTGGCTCGACTGCCGGATCTACAATCGGGCCGCGGCCGAAGCGCTTCAGCTCGACGGCCGAAGCGAGTTCGATTGGCAGGTCTTGCAAGGCGAGCGTTACGCCGCGCGGCAAGATGGCCAACTCGACCTGATTGCCCTGGCAAACCAGCCGATGCTCCCGCCAGCGCCACCAGCTGCCGCGCCTGCGGAAACGCCGCAAATCGATCTGCCGCCAGACAATGACGGCTTCATTCCAACCGTGGAGGACTGGCTGTAATGCCCGCACCCGATTACGCCCTCGAACTCTCCCAACTGCAGGCCGGTCTGGCCAGTGGTGAAGCCACAATTCAGGGCAATAACGGCAACCGCGTCGAATACCGGACAGTTTCCGAGATCAAGGAAGCCATCACCTACTTCCAGAGCCTCGCGGCGCAGGCCGCTTCGCGGGTCGTGCCGTCCGTTACCCTGGCCCAGTTCGAGCGCGACTAATGAAATTCGGTGAATTTATCGACAGGTGCATTGAGCCGTTCGCCCCCATGGCGGCGCTGCGCCGGCATCAGCAGCGCCAGGCGCTCGGCATGGCCCGTCAGTTCGATGCGGCCGGGCATAGCCGGCGGACGCGCGGCTGGAAGCGCACCGGCGGCAGCGCCAACACCGAAATCGGTACTGGCCTGGCACGCCTGCGCAACGGCTCCAGCGAGCTGATGCGCAACAATAAATATGCCGCCACGTTCAAGCGCAAACTGGTGGCCTGGATCGTCGGCGACGGAATCACGGTCCAGCTTTCGCATAGCGACGCAGATTTCGCTAAAAAGGCACAGGCGGAACTGGACGCGCACTTTAAGCGCCGGCTGGACGGCATCAACGATTTTTACGGCCAGCAAAAGCTTGGCGTCGGCGCGATGATCGAGCGGGGCGACAGCATCCTGGTCTGGTCATCGCGCGATCGGGAAATTAACGCCCGTTGCCAGGTGTTCGAGGGCGACCTGATCGACCACCTGAAGAATGACGACCAGCTCGCGGCCGGCGGACGTATTATCCAGGGTAAGGAATTCGACCGCTTTGGCGACCCGGTCGCGCTCTGGCTGTTCGATCAGCATCCGGGTGATCATGGCTATGCCGGTAAGTCGAAGCGTTACGATATCAAGGATATCGACCACCTGCACGAACAGCTGCGCCCTGGCCAGGCACGCGGCATCCCCTGGCTGTCACCGATCATGCTCGATCAGAAGGATATGGGCGAGCTGGAGGGCGCTATCCAGATGAAGAAGAAGATCGAGGCGTGCCTCGCGCTCATTCTTCGTCCAGGTGCGGCAAATCCGATTCCGAACCCGTTCGATGGCGTGCTGGAAAAGAACGATAAGCCCAACGCACCGCCGATCGACACGGTTCGGCCGGGAATGATCTACCGGGCCCAGCCGGGTGATGAGGCGACGACCCTCAATCCGTCCTCGACGGGGGACGGCGTGGACTTCATCAAGCAGCAGATCGCCGCCCAGGCTACCGGGTTCATGCCCTATTTCATGATGTCTGGCGATATGAGCCAGTCGAGCTATATCTCTCTTCGCGCCGCGATCAACGATTTCTACAAGCTACTCGACGACTGGCAGCAGAACATCTGCGTCGTTCAGATGATCGCCCCGGCTGCTGATCGGGCATTGCAGCTGTTTTACCTGAAAACCGGCGACAAGCGCTATTTGCAACTCGGTAAATCCTACGGGATGCCACGCCGCCCGGCTCTCGATCCGATTTCGGATGTTCAGGGCGAGCGCGAAGAGATCCGCAGTGGCTTTCGGACCCTCACGCGCTCCCTGGCAGAGCGTGGAATGACCCGCGAACAGTACATCGAGGAGCGGGTGCAGGAACTGCAAAGCCTCGATGACAACGGCGTCATCCTCGATAGCGACCCGCGCAGGGTTACCAATGCCGGCATGTTGCAACAGCCAGTTGGCTATATCCGCCCCCAGGGCAAATAACAGGACATCCCCATGTTGAAGCCTAAAACACACCGCAAGACGCGGATGGCGACCCAGCGCCGTGAACTGAGCCTTGTGCCGTCAACCTATAGCACCGAAGGCCGCACCGTCGAACTCAATGCCGCCACCGGCTTCCGAGTCAAGCGCTGGAGCTGGGACGGCCCATACATGGAGCAATTGCGGATCTCCGCCGACGCGATCGATCTGGGGCGCGTCGATAAAGGTCAATGCCCGCTGCTCGATACGCACAGCCGCTGGTCGGTAAATGATCAGCTCGGCCTAGTTACCGATTCCCGGATCGATACGGCCGCCCTGGTGCTGACGGTGCGCTTCGCCGCTTCAGAGCGCGGGAAGGAGATCGAGGCGCGTGTCGCCGCTGGCGATCTGCGCGGCGTAAGCGTCGGATACCGCGTTCTTGAAATGCTGTTGATCGGCATGGAAGGCGACCTGCCGATCTATGAAGTCACCCGCTGGGAGTTGCTCGAAATCTCCCTCGTACCCGTTCCCGCCGATCCCGATTCAGGGGTTCGATCGGCCTCAGAGGATCTTCACCCCTGTATCATCCACGATCTGAAAAGGACCGTTCCTATGGACGAAGACGAAATCGAAGTCACCGAAAACCTGGAAGAAAGCCAGCGCGCAGCGCCACCGGCCAATCCACAACACCGCGCCAGCATTCCGGCACCGCCGGCGCCGGCCGCGCCCGTGGCCCCGAATGTCAGGGCTCAGCCTCAGGCCGAACGTATGTCGGTTGCGGAGGCCCTGGACTTCATGGACCAGGCCCGCATGTTCAGTGTCGACGAGACGGCTGCGCGGGAACTGACGACAGGCCGGACGCCGGCGGATGCCCGGCGCGAACTGTTGCGCCTGGCCGCCGAAGCGCAGAATGAGCGCGCCCCCAAGCCGAGCCACGGTGACGCTGCCCGTATTGCCAACGATGCCCGCGATACGCAGCGGGAAGCGATTGCGGAAGCGCTGCTGCACCGGTTCGATCCGGCCGCCAATGCACTGAGCGACAAGGGCCGTGAATATCGCGGCATGTCCCTGCTCGAAATGGGCCGCGAGATTCTGTCGTACAACGGCATGAAGGTTCGGGGCATGAGTAAGCGCGAACTGGCCGAAACCATGCTGTCGCGCCAGCACTCGACATCCGACTTCCCGCTGATCCTCGGCAACATCGCCAACAAGACCCTGCGCGCCGGCTATGAAAACGCCGGCCAGACCTTCAAGGACTGGATGCGCCGCACCACGGCGGTCGATTTCAAGCAGATCAGCCGCCTGCAACTCGGAGGTGCACCATCCTTCCTGCTGGTGCCTGAAGGTGGGGAGTATAAGCTCGGTACAATCGGCGAGGCGAAGGAAGTCTATTCGCTGGCGACCTACGGCCGGCGCTTCTCGATCACCCGCCAGGTCATCATCAATGACGATCTGGACGCCTTCACCCGTATTCCGCAGATGTTCGGCCGGTCGGCGGCGGATTTTGAATCGGATGCGGCCTATGCGCCGCTGATTTCCAATCCAAACATGGGCGACGGGGTTGCCATCTTCCACGCCAACCATGGCAACCTGGCCGGATCGGGTGGCGCGCCGTCGGAAACCACCCTGGCGGACGCTTATCTGGCCATGAGCCGCCAGACCGGTATCGAGGGACGTCTGATTACGGTGACGCCGAAATATATCCTGACCGGCATCAAGGATATGGTGGCGACCGAGAAAATCCTGACCGCCGTTACCGCCAATGCCACCGGCGATGTCAACGTCATGTCTCGCCGTGGCCTCGTGCCGATCTTCGAGCCGCGTCTGAACCGGGCTGCCGCAACCGCCACGCCTTGGTACATGGCTGCCGACTATAACCAGGTCGATACCTTCGAATACGCCTATCTCGAAGGTGAAGAGGGCGTCTTCCTCGACCAGAAGGAAGGTTATGAGGTCGACGGCATCGACTTCAAGGCCCGCCTGGACTTCGCGGTGAAGGCGATCGACCACCGCGGCCTCTACGAAAACCCCGGCGTCCAGTAAACGCCACAAACGGAAAGGACTGATTTCTTATGAAAAACGAAATCTCTTCGGGCGAGCTGGTCGATCTGGCCGCGCCGTCCGGGGGTGTCACCAGCGGCACCCTCACCAAGATCGGCACGTTTATCGGTGTGCCGGTTGCCTCGGCTACCGAGGGTGACACGTTCGCCCTAAAGCGCACGGGCGAGTTCGACGTGGCTGCCGAGGGGGCGGGCTCCGGCCAGGCCTGGGCCCAGGGTGACACGATTTATTGGGACGACGCCAATAAGCGCACCACCAAAACCTCCAGCGGCAATACCAAATGCGGTATCGCCACGGCGGCCAAGATCACGACCGCCACGGTCGGGCGCCTTATCCTCGTGCCGACGATCTGAGGGGACTGACATGACTCCTGAAGAACAGGCACGCCTCGAAGCCGACGAACGGCTGAAGGCACAAGCGGCGGCCGATAAAGCCGCCGCCAAGGCAGCGACGGCGAAACCGAAAGAGCCCAAGAAGCCCGTCGACGACCATGCTTCCGGCGGCGTGATCTGGGTCCAGCCTGGCCACCCGCAATACGCGGTTGGCCAATATGTCCCCGCTGACGCGGCGACAGCCAGTACCTTGCGCGCGAAGGGTTATGCCCGGCATGCCACCGAAGATGAGGTCGGCATGAACGCCTCTGAAGGGGGCTAAGCATGGCCTTCGGACTATTACGGGCGCGTGTGCGGGATGCGATATATACGCGCCTGGGCGATCCGGCCATCTGGAATGGCAAGCTGGTAATGGTCCTGGACGACCGGCATGAGGAGGTGGCGGGTTTACACGACGCGTCGATCCTCATGCCGGTTGTCATGTTTCGGGTGCGTAAATCCGAAGTTCCGTGTCCCGTTTACGGCGACCTGGTGGAATTCGGCGGCGAGATTTTCACGGTGATCGGTGAACCTCGTCTGGAAGCGACCAGTGGTGAGTGGGTTTGTGAATTCGCGCCCCCGAAGTCAGCATGAGTAGCCAGATTTCAGGTCTGGCGGAGGCCTTTGCGGCTGCGGAAGCCGAAGTGGCGGCCACCGCGACCGCGGCGATGAAGGACGCCGGCGAAGGGCTTTGCAATGCCCTGCGCGAGGATGTGGTCAAAGCCGGTCTGGGGCGCAGGCTGGCCAATACCTGGCGGTTTCAGGTCTATCCGTCGCATGGCAAGAGCCTCGATCCGGCTGCCGTGGTCTGGTCGAAAGCGCCGAAACTTCTCGATGCCTTTGACCGCAATCCCAATATCGTGCCGGTCAATGGCGCGAAGATGCTGGCCATCCCGACCAAGAATACACCGAACAAACACGGACGCGGCGGCGCTACCCCTATGACGCCGGTCGAGGTCGAGGCTCTGTATAACCAGGACCTGATCCTGAAACCCGGCCGCCTCGGTCACTACTATGCCTTTGTCAACGCCGTCGCCGCCAAAAGCGGCCGGGGTTTCAGGCAGGCCACCAAAGGCCGTCTGGCGCAGGGGCGGAAAGCTGACCTGGTGCTGATGTTCGTGCTCATCAAATCCGTCCGGCCCGGCAAGCGGGTCGATATCCAGCGCCGCATCGACCAGTGGACGGCGCGCATTCCCGGTCTGGTGGCCGGGCATCTGGGAAACTGAATCATGTCCAGCCATGAGGATGTCGATACCGGCTGCGTTCGCGTGGTCGAATGCGCCCTGCCGTATGCCGATGTCGAATACAACCAGGACAAGCCGGTGCGGATCGACGCTGGGGGTTATGCCCGGATCGGCCGCGGCGATTCCGTCCTGATCGAAACCGAGCTGTCGCCGCTGCGCTATATTTATGAGCGTCGCGTTCCCTGCGTCGTCATGGGCTATGAGTCCTCCAGCCTGACGCGCGAGCAGGTCGTCGATCGGATGCTGATGGCTATCGGCGCGGCCGCCGAGACAAACCGCCGCCTGAGTTTCGACGGCCGGGACCGTTGCGACTGGCTCGATCTCGAAGTGCCCGACCTGGATGACGCCACCGCCACCGGGGCGGAAACCGCCGGCGGCGCCCTGTTCCATTTCGTCGTCACCTACGGGACGGCGAACCCGCTCACCTGAACCCCACACTTTATATATAGGAGATTACCCATGGCCTGGGCACGTGGCGCCAATGCCGTTATGGCGCTGGCTTTTGAAGATACATATGGCGTTGCCGCCACTGACGGCTTCGCCGCCCAACCGTTCTCGCAATCCAATCTCGGCGCGGAACAGGCGCTGGTGACCGACGATACGCTCGGCCAGGGGCGCAATCCCTCGGATCCGACCTTCGATGTCATCACCAATGACGGCGATATCACCGTGCCGGCCTGCGTGCGCAATATCGGTTACTGGCTGAAGGGCGGCCTCGGCGATCCGGTCACCACGGCTTTTGTGGCGGCCAAAGGGAAGCTGACCTTCAGCGCCCAGCCGGCGGCGAACTCGACGATGACGCTGAACGGGACGGAATGGACCTTTGTCTCGGCGCTGACGACGGGCAACCAGATCGAGATCAAGGGGACGCTGGCGCTGACGCTGACGGCCGCCGCCACCGCCTTAAACGGTTCGGCGGATACCCAGACGGCCAAGTGCACCTATACCGCCGGCGCCACCACATTAAGCATCGAGCATGACACCGTGGGCCTGGCCGGCAATAGTTATACCCTGGCCACCACCACGACGGCGAAACTCTCCGGCCCGACGCTTTCGGGCGGGGCGAACAAGCATGTCTTCACCGCCGGCGCGACCGAATTGCCGCCGTTGTCGATCGAGGTCGGCCTGCCGGACCTGCCGAAATATTTCATGAACTACGGCATGGGCGTCAATACGCTCAAGATGTCGGCGGCGCGCAGTGGCCTGCTGTCGCTGGTCGTCAGCCTGTTCGGCAAGAATGAGAGCGTGGCGGCGGCCAGCCAGGCGGGGACGCCGACCGTTTTGCCGACAAAGCGGCTGGCGCAGTTTTCCGGCGCGATCGAGCGCGATGACGTGGCGCTGGGCAAGGTGACTGCGGGGGACTGGACCTATTCCAACGACCTGGAGAAAGGGGAGGA